CAAGTAACCAAAAGAAGAGACTGAAAGACTACAATGAAAGTGTCTCCAGTAGCATCGATTACAATATGTTTGCACACAACAACGCTTTCATTAAAGCCGAAATAGCAGACAAAGAATATGGAGCTCAACGCAACATTTCTAATGTTTGCGACCCAATGTTCGTACAAGCATCACGCTATGTGATCCCTTCAGTGAAATTATTCAAACAAAAAGTACGCGGTTACGTTTTCCAATACGATGCAGCTACAGTCGGCACTCTCATCCATGAAACATTCAATTCATTTGACAAGGTCGTTGCAACAGATTACAGTAAATTTGATGGCACCCAAGGATGTTGCACCAAAGCAATAGAAAAATTCTTCTACATCACTACGTTCGAAAAACCTCTCCCTATGCTTGACATTTTAGATGCTGAATCTGAAATCACGTTCCGTGCGTCACCAGATATCACATACAACCCCAATTACACACGGTTATCTGGATCAGCTGAAACATCATTTGGTAACTCTCTAGTCAATTTCACCATTGCTGCCATCTCTTATCTATATAGTGTTAGACAAATTTCCTATGACAACATAATTTCTGATTTTACACCTACAGAGATTAACGCAGCCGTTAATCGTGTCATTGTAGGAGGTGATGATGGTTTAGCGTGTGACATGAATATCCCATATTACCAAGAACTTGTCAACAGATTCAAATTGAAAATCGAGCTACAAGAATGCAACACAACAGATCCAGTCAACATGTTATCATTGATATACCCTAACGCCAAAGTTAGTCCCTGTGCTGGCCCAGACTTAAACAGACTTTTACCAAAGCTAGCCTATGGTACCACATTAACACAACATAGTCCAATTAGTCAATTATCCGCCAAGATCCAAGGTTATTTTGTAACATTTTCTGGGAATAACCCCATTGTAAACGATTTGTTCAACTCACTCAAACGCATCTACAGTAAATACTTAGTGGAAGTCAAACCAGACAGTAAAGATCTACCGTTCACTCACTTCATGGGTCAACCTATCCCAATTGATGAATGTCTTTTAAGCATCTACGCAGCTCACATTTCCTTTGGCACACAACAAATGCTCG